AAATCTTCTATATTAAGTTTTAATACTCTATTTTCATTTTGTTTATTACTTAGGATCGATTGATAAGATTCAATATTATTACGAGCATCTCCCAACTCTTCATCCAGTTTATTTACTTTGTTTCTTAAGACATAATTGGATATTCCTAAGTAAGTTATAATGGTTATTATCAATACTCTAAGATAATTCATATCATTTAATCTTTTTTACTAGTTTCTTAATCTTTGGTAAATCTTCTTTGTCAATTGTAATATCTAGATATTTTTCACCTTTTTTCTTCAAGAATTTTTCAAGTAAGTTCCACGGTCCAGTGGGATCTAAAGTGTGTAAGTTTTCAATCATAGACCATAACTCAACACCTGCAATCAATCCCGCAAAACCTTCCACAAGATGTGCATTAAACGACGTAAGAATATACTGGTCTACTAAATGACCGCAACTAATCATTAAAGAACTGAAATACAATTTCTTGAGGGTCGCCCAAGCTTTTCTTGATTGTATCTTATCATTTTTACTTAGGGAAACTCTGATTCCTAAAATCATATCAATGATAATTAATATGCCTACAGCAACAACAGGAATCCAAATTGGTAAAAAGAATGTGCTTATAGCACTGACTAAGGTAGTACTAACACATGTAAAAAATTTAATTGGACCATCATTTATTAGTTCTTTAAAATAATTCACTGTAGAAACACTTGAGGCTTTTATTATAATATCATTTATATATCTAAACATGATTGAAGATTTGTGAGACTTTGAAAAAACAAAACGCTAGACAATCTAAAAGAATGCTAGCGTTCTGAAAATTATATGATACTTAGAGCTTGATATATAAAGTAAACGATTATATTAAATAAAGGTTCCTCTTATAAAGAGGACTATTACATACCTAATAGCGGTTATTGAACCACTGTTACTTTAGATAAATCAATAGGATAAAAAGATCTTATTTGTGAGACATGATCTGTAGGTACACGATCTCCACCAAATAAATGTGGACTGTTTATATGTCCCACAAATGCCCAAACCGATTCTGTATCACCAAGAGTAGAAGACCAATAATATCCATCGACTGGATCTCCTTCTATCAAAGCTAAATATTCATTAACTTCATCTATGTGCTGATACAATTCCTGCCATTCTCCTAAAGCGCCTGTATAACCAGCGGTATTACCATTAGGCCATTCAACAAAAACTGCAAATATCGCCTCATATATTCTATCCCAATCATTGCTTATAATTGTTTCTGAGTTAGAATAACCTTTAAAATCTTTTAAAGCAACTTCTTCATCTGTAGTAGTTACTACACTGGGGAATTCATCAATCAAATGTCCATCAGTAGTAAAAGGATATAACCCACCATCTTCTGTAATTTGAATACAAAAAGCACAATTATCAGTTATTACAGCTACACCCATTGCTTTAGAATTATTTTCAATATCCCATTTATCCTTTTTATCCTTTTTAAAGAGTTTGTTATCTACATCAAGGATATATACTCCATTTGCTATCGTTGGATACACTTTAGTACTACCCAAATACATGGCTTTTACTTCGGTAGTACCAACATATGCATTTTTAATATCTTTATTAGTCATAGTTAACCTGTTATTATATAAAGTGTATTAGAATCCTTAACGGTAAGTTTATCATATGCGGTTTGAGTCAATTTTATTATATTGGTTACAGTGTTGCTGGTTACAGGGGTGCCTACGGAATTTATGTATGTAAGTTTATAACTGTTTGAAGAATCTTTTATAATGAGAGCGACTTGACCAACCTTTTTTGAACTCATAACAGAGTAATAATAGTCATAAAAAGTAATATTGGATACTATGTTTATATTATTGCTTGCATCATAATTTAAAAACGCTCCAAAAATAGGTTCGCTTGTGCCAGATGATCCAAATTTACCTGGTTCTGCTTTATCGTAATTTATAAAATACATGTAATCGTTATTTGGAGTTATCTTACCATCAAAAGCAGATACAATTGCATTATACTCTTGTGCTGTAACTGTAGTTTTGTTCTTATCCTCAAACTTAATAGCATTAATAGCATCAAGAATATTGTTCTGCGTTTCTTGTGGTAATACTACGCTACTAGTTGGTATTGCTTTGTATTGACCGTTGTCGGAGAGGTATTTTGTACCGGAGCCAGTATTTTGTAAACTTTGTCGATTAGATACCGAAGTATAGGTCTTGTTACTCTTATTAATAATTACGGTTGTTACCATTAATCCTATAGAGTGATCACCGGAGTCTACTGTTAAAAAATTTGTTATAATACTATATGTTTCAGTAGAATTACTAATTGTTATCGGGCTAAATCCATCAGGATCCGTTTCAATTCTTGCTGTTGTTATTCCTTTGTTTACTGCATCAACTATCTTTTGATAGTTTTCATCTGATAATGTACCACTTTCACTTGGAAATAAAGTTGTTAAGTCAAGATACTGATTGCTAGCTATAATCTCTGACCATTGTTTATCTTTCCTACCATATATCTTACCATCTGAAGGTGCCTCTGTAATTACTTCTGTTTTTAAAGCATACTCATTGCCTTGTTTACCATCAAGTAAATCAGCATCTAAACCACACCCAACTCCATCTACCGTCTTTACTTTGGATAATACATCTGTAGCAGTATATGCAGAAGAATCTAATTTTGTATTAACCTGAGTAGTAGTAGCATAACCCTTTGCATTTAATTCAGTTTCGGTTACATATTCTTCAGGTACTGAAGTAAGATAATTGCCTTTTGGTTGATAAGTACTAGCTGCATCAGTCTTAGTTAAATACCCACTAAGATCTACTGTTTCGCTTAACTTATCCCAATCTGGAGTAGTTGAAGTAGCTACATAATTAGCCCCTGTATCTTCAAGATTATACACGTCACCGATACTTACATTTTCAGCAGGTAAGGCATTATAATTAGCTACAGAACCTTTTACTCTATATACTGAACCTACAGCAGTATTAATCTTTTGATCTATTTCTTCTGATGTTGGTAATCCAGTAAGTTTATTAAATCCTTCAGCAGTGATTAAACCTGCAGCAGAAGTTGTAGCTGCTGGTATCTCTATTACTTTAGATTGAGTACTACCATTAACACCTGTTTGTTCATTCTTAAATGAATACGTAATACGACCAAATTCAGCTGTGGAAACCATGTTATCGGCCATATTTACAACATAACCATTAAGTCTTGCTAATTTACTTTTTTCAGCCGAAGTAAAATCAGTAGAGCTTAATCCTTTTCCTTCCTCCTTGTCTACTTTGGTATCTAACTTACTGTCTACATAAGTCTTATCAGCTTTACCAGAGATTTGTTCAGTAACATCTACTGCTGCGACAGTATCATCAACGTACTTCTTAGTAGCAGGATGATAATCTGTAGTAGGTGTATATGTACTAGTATTACTTTTGGATATGTATCTACTATCATGATTATGACTAGTAATATCCCCAGTAAGTACAGATTCTACATTCTGTTTAGTTACAGAAGCATCACTACCTGGGTCTCCTTTCTCTCCTTTTTCACCAGTTTCCCCTTTTGGACCTTGTACTCCAGGTGCACCATTAGCTCCTGGTTCACCTTTAGGACCAGGTTCTCCCTGTTCTCCCTTAGGTCCTGTTGGTCCTGCTGGTCCTTGAATACTACCTACATTACTCCATTTAGGATTAGATACAACATTACCATTTTCACCGACATATACATATAGGTTACCAGAAATTAACCAAGCATCACCAGATACACCTTCTTGTGGTAAACCTGCTTCAGAATCTAATTCCCCTTTAATATTTAATCCTGAACCAGTATCTCCCTTAGGTCCTTGTGGACCAGGTTCTCCTTGTGGCCCTTGAATTCCCTGTATACCTTGCTCTCCTTGTTCACCTTTAGGTCCAACAGGCCCTTGTATACCTTGTTCACCCTTTTCACCTTGGACACCTTGTAAACCTCTTTCTCCCTGTAAACCCTGAGGTCCTCTTTCACCAGTAGCCCCTTTTTCTCCAGTATCACCTTTATCTCCTTTAGGCCCAGTTTCACCTTTCTCACCTTTCAAAGAGATTAACCATTCAGCTTCTGTTCCTTCAAAACCATGCTGTACTGCTACTTGATATGCTGATAAACCTTGAATACCTTGTGCACCAGATAAGTCTGATATGAATTTCCATTCAGTATCTCCTTTTAGATACAATCGAGAATCCTCTTCATTTTCAACATCACCTGTATCAATCATTACAAATTGTCCTGTCTTTACTTCAGGATTATTGTAATCATCTTCCATAGCTTGGATTGAAGGGTATGTCTTTACAATAGTAAATGCGTCACCAACTGCATTGATACCACTATCCTGATAAGTATCATTTACATAGTCATAGATATACCAATTACCATCTACAATCTTTGGTGGATTCTGAAGTACTTCTTTTGAGTCTTTTACAGCTTGTTTAGCATCTTTAACTGCATTAGGTACTTCTGCAAGCATTCTACTAAAATCTTCTTCAGTGCCAGTATATCCTTGTTCTACAGCATATTCATATGCAGTCTTACCATATGCAGTAGCACCAGTGTCAGCATATTCGTTTAATGCAGAATCAAATACCCACCAATTACCATTTTCACCAATAATTGGACTTTTACCAGAAGCAGGTATACCTGTGTCACGATTATCTATCCACCAGTTACCATTAGAACCAATGAAAGGAGCAACAGCATCTTCACTAGTAGCATCTGTTAGTTTAACCCAAGACTTAATATCAGGATTATATACTTTAATTACTTTTCCTTTTGAATTTGCTCCCAAGTCTATCCAGTACCCAACTTCATTAGAATTGGGTACCATATAGCTTGCAAAGAATTCATAATATACATTATTCTTTATCATTACTGTATTGTTTATAGATTAAAGGTTCAGTTAGATACATACTGGTGAAAGGATAATCTTCTTTCTTTTGTCTAAGATCATTAATAAGATCTCTAAGAACTTGTCTTCTTTCTGCAACTTCCGTATAATTATATTGTGAAGAAGGTTCTTGTCCTAGTACCATTGCTTCTGCAGCCTTAGTCATTATATAATCAGTAGAAGCTAATTCTTCTTCTGCTTCTTTTAACGCTTCTTCTAGTTCCGCAGTAATGTAATATGTACACAATAATTCACCATTTTTGTAGAAATATCTCTTCATTAGATATTTTATAGCCTCATCGTGCGGATCTTCAACATCTACTACATCATAATAATTAAGATCTAGATTATTTATTAAAACATCTATTTGATCAGTCATGTCTAAACCATTAAATTCATCACTGTTTAGTACATAACCATCACTCTTTCTTACTATTATCGTCATAACTTAAATATTAAATTGTTCTTGCATAATAAGTATCTGAAGCTGTAATTAAAAATCTTCTTGCCATAGCTTTATCCAATTTATAACTACTTATGTTTTTACCAGATTCATCAAACAGCGACATACCAGAACTAGGGAAAATATTATATGAAGTACCCCAGTTAGAAGCATATAATAACACTTCTATATTAAAATAATCGTTGCTCTTTAAACCTAGATGTTTAGCTAATAATGATCTGGATGGTAAATACACCGTACTATAACTAGTACTGTAAATTTCAAATCTCCAACCATATCCTCCCCCACCGGAGCTGTTAGCCGGCCAAACTAATTGAATACTATTGCTATTTTTATTGGGATTTAATTGTGCTTTACATGTATCATATACGCCATGTCTACTCCAAATAAAACCACTTGTGACAGCTAAACCGACAGCCCAACCTTGTGAGTTATTAGCACTGATAGTAGATCCTAAAATATAATCACCATAAATGTTATTAGTATAACTTATAGACATTGGAAGATTTTTACCATACGTTGCTGGAGCAGAATTAATACCAAAACCGGCGTTAACTCCATCCCCCTTACAATAATATCCGGAGTTACTTAATGACCATCCATCTCCTCTTAAACCATTACTAATTTGAACTCCACCAATATCACCACTACTCGCTGATATTGTACCAGTAATATTAGCTTTAGTAGAAACCATACTTCCATCTTTTTTTATCCTAAAAGGTGCACTACCAGGACTAGATGCTGCATTATTACCAGCTGCTAAATGCACATCGCTTAATGGTGAAGTTCTACCATCTAAACGCATAGTATTAGATTGAGCATAAATATACTCATCTGCAAATTCCCAACCTGCAATAGTTGCGGTTTCTGCTAATAATAACCCTGTAGCTATTGATTCAAAAGATGCTCCAAATCTTGTCCAATACCTACCAGAAGTACCATCCACTGTAGTGTAACTATTTGATGGCTTATTACTGTTAGTAGCTACTGGTGCACTACCTCTATAATACTTATTCCACATGTAGTAATAGCTACCATCTTTAACAACATCTCTAACATTACCTGCATTGCCATCAGTCCATCCATAGGTTTTTCCAGATGCCCATTCACCTCTGTAATTTAATCCTGGTCCATCCAAACCATCAGAACCCGGAGATCCAGGAGATCCTGGAGAACCAGCAGGGCCTCTATCTCCTTGTTCGCCATCTTTTCCACTTATCTTTACCGGAGTTGTCCATCTATAACCTGTAGTTTCATCTACTACTACAACTCCACCATTATTTGGATCTATGTTACCATGACTTTCCCATGTAGCGTAACTAGTAGAATATGTAGGATCAGGATACCAAGTATACCCGTTACTGGAAGTACCTGAAGAAGATGGTCTAGTAGACAATAACGGTCTATTTGGGGTACTATTAGTCATACAATATATAGATATTGGTTGATAACCTGCTGCACCACCTTTAGCTTTAGTAACAGTAAAATCACAAACATCTACTTCCTTAGCATCAACTAAGAAATGAATTCTCCACACAGCAGTATCCGAAGTAAGAGATGTTACTGTTACTTTCTTATTGGTATTATCTACATTTACTGAACCATTACCACTCATTAATGTACCGGTAATAGAATAGTTATTATTCTCAATTTGTTCTATACCAAACCACAATCTAGCTTCAGTTACCGCTCTAGATAGTTCCGTAGGATCTACTTCCCCATTAAAGTTAGCTGCAACTGTATGAGCTTCATTGGTTAAAACACCTCTGTAACCGCCTTCACCATCTTTACCGTCATACAGTTTATTGATGGTCATCATATCCATATATGTAGCACCTCCATTAGTAGATGTAACTTCACACTTAAAGGTTACTTCATTATTACTTGAGAAATAATTACCAGTGGGACTTACTAATAGGTTATTACCAGTTTCATTTACTAGTTCTTGCCAATCATTCGTACCAGGTAGAGCCCAGTACCAGTAAAACATGGGTGATTCTACATTAAACGCAGTAGCTAATAAATTAATTGTAGCTGGAACTGGAGTAGTAGCACCAGAAGCATATTTAAATACCTGTTCTCCTGTAACCATCACATACGCGGCATCTATGCCATCGAATCCAGATTCTCCGTCATGAGTTTTATTTATATACCAATCCTTAGTAAGGATAGTAGCATCTGTAACTTTGATAGTCAATCTTATAGTAGCACTTACTGTAGTAATTGTGCTTAACGTAATACGGTTATTTTGTATTTCAACTGTAGCATTTCCATTAATCGTAGAAGCTTCTATAGATACAATTTCTATAGGGTCTATACCATGATATGCATACACTTCTGTATAAATAGTATTTAAATTTACTAATGGAGTATTGCCAGATGAATCATAAGGTATATTTACAGTACTGTTTGTTAAATCTACATAATATGCATCTAATCCTTCAGCACCATTTGCTAATTTAGCAATTTGTATGTCATCATAATATTGACTGCCATCTGAATCCGTAACTACACAACGTACATTAGCTGTTCTTGTAGTAAATATTGTATGTGGTATTTCAGTACTTACATTATTGCCAATTATTTCTATCGGCTCGGTTAACAATCTCCATTCATATGTAGGATTAGTCATACCATAAGTATTACAATACAATACTACAGATGATGGAGTTGGTGTACCAGAGTAATCAGGAGTATCATATAAGAACAGTCTTGTACCAGTGATTTCAACCCATTTAGCTACATCATCACCAGGTTTACCTGAATCACCTTTTGATACTTGTAATTGCCACTCATCATTATCAGGACCTGGTACACTAGTAACTCCATCTTTCATAGCAATCCACAAACTACCTTGATATGTAACTTGATCATAATAGTTATAAGTAGTATCTGGATTCCATTCTCCACGATAAATAGGAACTCTAACTACATCACCTGTCTCTGTGGTTTGCATTAAAGTACCAACAAATTTACTTTCCTTTCCGATCACAGTACGATCTTTACCAGCTAGAGTAAAATCATCAATGTTATCATAGAAAGTAATTCTAGGAGCTCCTTCTCCTTTAGCAGAAATGAATATAGCATTACGTCTATCATTCATAGATGAATTCAATTCAGGATCTGCTTCTACCCTATGACCTAACAATAAAACTTTATCTCCTACTTCAGGATTAGCACTACCAGGTTCACATACACTTTTAGAAAGAACAATATAGTTATTACCTACTTCAGATACCATTCTCCAGTATCTCTTTACATTCTTGCCATCAAATTTCTGGCATATAGCCTGGTCTCTTACTCTAAATTGATTGTATTTAGTACCATCTTCATCATCAAAATAGCAAGTCCAACCGTCACTGCCGTCTACTACTTCAACGATTTCCATATCAGCCATCGTGACTAATATATCTCCTCCAACAGCTTTTATTTCATTTACAATTAGTTCATTTACTGTCAGATTACCACGAACAAATAAATCATCTACTTCTAAATGCCATTTGGTATTTACGGGCCATAAGCTAGCACCTTCACCATCCCAACCAGATCTGAAAGTTTTACCACCCTGTATACCTGCTAAAAATGTAGTATAACCTGTTGCTGTATCACCATCTTTGCGTAGATAATCTTCTTTTACTTTACCTGAAGTATATATTGTACCATCGCTAGGTGCAGTAGTTTGCCCAGTTTTAATTAAAGGAAGCGATCCAGAACTACTCGAAGCAATATTATCTATCTGACATTCCAATTTACCTAAAGCTTGATTTAAAGTATCAGTAGTAGTTAAAGGATCAGCATTTTCACCTTTATAATACCCAGATAGTGGAAATATAGTACTAGTAGGTTGTGTATGAAAACCAGGTGCTTCACCACTACCACCACCATTTGCAATTAAATCTGCTAATGCTGTAATGATGTTTTCATCTTCAATCAACCTATTTAATAGGTTTTGTAATTGTTCTTTAGTAGACTTATCATCAATAGTATCTATCCAACCCTGTACTGTATCATTAACTTCAGTTAAATCTTTATCGTGTTTATCTTCAAGAGTAATGATCTTATTGTTTAGTACATCATAGTAACTATTAATATTACTACTTAGATTATTAGTAACATTAGTATCTCCTTCTACTATCTTGTTGGATAGATCTACATAATTATTATCTACTTTGGTATCAAGATTAGCCACATCTTCTTCAATCCCATCTACTCTCTCATTAGTAGCAAATGTACCAGATAAACTAGTTTCAAAATCATCTTTATGAATTATCTTATTAGTTTTATCTTGTACAAGAGTTAGAATATCATTATCTTCAAAAGATGTGGTAACCTCAAATTGTGATATCTTTTTATTCATATTACTCTTGAATTATATGTTCTTCTACTTCTGTTAATATACAATCATCGTCGATATCTTTTTCTGGATAGAAATTAATTTGTTTTTTTAAACAATGCATACATTCTATAATTTTATCTACATCTTCCTGAGTAATGGGAAAATCTTCATCATCTACTTTAGTACTTGCCCAACTAGATAATTTATCTAAATGTAACAATAATACTAAATTGGTAATAGAAACTCTATCCAGTTTTGCATTGTACTTAGTAGACTGATTAACTAATTCCCCAACCTTATTTACATAATTCACAATATCCATCTTTACAATTTTTACAGTCGTTAATAGTACAATTGCATGTTCTCATATCAAGCAAGTTAAGCATTTCTTTATAATATCTATCTGCATCTTCTGTAAAGTCTAATGCTATGGCATTTTCATATAAAGTTTTCTTGAATAAGAACATCATGATTTTATCTTTCATCTTGTTATCTAAGCAGTTATGACAGTACTTTGTAAGTAATTTTACTTCTGCATAATACAAGCTATCGTTTATGTCATTCATATCAATCGTATATAAAAAGAAAAGGGATTAGGGATAACTTCCCCAATCCCTTTCATGGTTAAAAATTAATTAAATCCTTATTCAGATACTTCTGCACCAGAAATGAAAGATTTAATCATATTCACAAATAATTTATTTGTTTTGATCTGATCTTTTACAATGTACATTTCAACTGCCAGCGGAGTTGTTTTAATATATTGATTATCATCAGACAGATATTTATTATCCCATTCCATTGTAATAGTATCATATTCTGCACTCAAATCAGATCTAAATTCCGGAGCAATATAAGGATAGATACCATTAGCTCTATGAGTAATACCTCTGTAACCCATTGCTGCATCTTCACGATCTCTAACAATGTAAGCGTTACCCTTACCCGGGATACCTTGAGTCTTAGCAATTGTCAGATTAGAAATCGGATACATTACGTTGCTCAGTAAACCAGAAGGAATCGTTGTCCACATGAAAGCTTCTACAGATACCTGAGTATAACCATGATCCAAAGTAATACCTTCATTGTAAGGAATTTCTTTAGCTGTCAAAGTCAATACAGCTGCACTAGCGCTAGCAGTAACTCTAGCTTCTTTGTGTTTATTAATTTTCTTTACAAAAGCATCAACCAAATCCTTCGGAGTTGTAGTCTTAGCGATTACTTCATACGTATGAGTAAACTGACCCGGAGCTTCGTAAATATCGTTATAAACCAAACGTAAAACATAACGATGACCGATTTCCGGAGCTACATTAGTAGCAGTAATAACAATCTTATCTTCAGCTTTAGCAACGAAAGGAGTTACTACCAAAGTAGGATTAGAACCTTTTTGAATAGGCATAGAAAATCTAATTACAGATTTAGTGCTCTTAGCACCTTTCTGATCGTATACATCTTCTTTACCTTCACAAACACCTACATAAATAGATTTTGCTGCAGCAGCATTAGCTGCAGAAGTTAAAATTTTTCTGTTTTCATCAAACAGAGCAATTGCACCATCTGCCAAAGCATCTGCTGTAGAGTAAGAAGCAGGAGCTGTTTTAGCAATCAGTACAGTATTCACTTTCTGTAACATAATATTAATTTGTTTTTAGTTAAACGGATATCCTAGTTTAACTGTATTTAACCCTTCTACTCCTGTGTTTCAAGTTTCCGCGTTAGGTTAAACTAAGAATTTAAAAAACGTATACTTACTCCATTGTTGAAACTTCGTTCATATACGATTGATATCTTGGATTAGCCTTATTTTCTAAGTATAATTCAGCCGCTATTTTTACGATTTCCTGATGAGTAGATACTGGCATATCCGTATATTCATCAAAAGGAGCCGTAGTAAGACTAATCCTTTTAGGAGTCCTCAAGTATGTGAGGATATAATTCTTTATGTTGTAATTACCATCGGTATATAAATGGATTTCATTACCTTGATATAATCTCAAAGGTCTTGCTGAAGTACCATGTAATCTATACTCTGATAATGTATTTTGTCTTTGTCTATCAAAATTCTCAATAGTAGCTTCTAACACATCTGTGTGTTTAGTCCTAGGTTGACCATTTGGCCCCTTAGGCCAACAATTATTATTACTATAGATTACTGCGGTTTCACCTAAAGTAAACATATAATCTGTTGGTAATGTAACTACTTGTTCTTCTGGGAATGTTGTAAACTGATATGTCTTATTGGTTACAAGTGTACGAAGATCATCAATTCTTTTCTGATCCTGTTCAAATGCTGTACGCTTGTAATTAATACCTGAGTATCTAGTTTTAATAAACTTATCTAAACCAGCCATTAACCAATATTCAATATCTGCTGTAACTGGCTTCTCAATATTGTTATCAAGTAAACCTATTTCGGTTTCAAATGCAGTTTGTAATTCAATGAACTTCATAATTATTCTCTATTACTTTGGTTAGATGGTTTAGTTTGTAATCTGTATTTACCTTCTGTGATAAACATATTAACAGCAAGGTCAACTATTTCACTATGAACAGATTCAGGTAATTCACACTTTGAAGCACCAGTTGTAGTATTAAATCTTAATGGTTTTCTATAGTAAGTAAGAATAACACCACTTAAAGTAGTGTAAGCGTCTACTACTACTTCCATGTACATATATTTAGTAGTTGGATCAGATATTAAAGCTACTGCTGGTTGTCTTACAATTGGTGTATTATAAGCAGTCTTCATAAACTTTGGTAGATCCCTATATTTTACTAATTGATTATCTACTTTAGTTTCAGTAGTATACTGCCTATAAGTACCTTTTACTTTACTTACGGAGTGTACGTATAAGAAATATTCATCAGTAGTAGAATAGGGTAGTCTATATCTAGCTATACCGTTTGATGTAGAACCGCTTTGAGTGAGTTCTCTTTCAACCAATAAACTTTTAATAGAATCTGTATTTCTAGTTTGAGTATTGGTTTCAACTTCCATTTGATCATCACCTACATAGTTCATCATTACATAGCGATCCTGTGCTTCATTAAGTATAGAAAAAATCAAATCTGAATTTGGTTTATTTTCTATAGTGAGATCTGGACTAATAAGTTGGAGTCTACGTTCAAACTCCATTTGCATTTCCTTGCTACTCATATTATTCTGCTAATTGTGCCACATACTGTGGGTGTGATTGAACTCTTGGTGATTCTATATTTTCTAATGCCATATCAGCAGCTAACTTAACCACTTCATATTGCATATACTCTGGTATTTCATCCATGCCCGAAGTAATATCCTGATTATTTAATCTCTTAGGATATGCTAGATAAGTTAAGTCGATAGTATAGGGACCAGTCATAAGATCCCTATCCACGAACACTATCAACTTATTATCTTCTAGTATAGCAACAGGTTCTTCTATCCAAGGTTTGTTATTATATGTCTCTAAGAACCTCATTGCGTTTTCATGACTTATTAGTTTTACATTAGCTAATTTACTACCAAAGTGTAATGTACCTTGAATAAAATACATACGTTTATCTTGAGTTTGACTACCATAAGTAATAGTAGATTTAAAGTCATTGAGCATTAATCTATTACTAGTTGTTTCACTCAATAGTGTTAAACCTTTATCCGTTTTTACTAAACCTTCAAGGTCTGATACACGTTTACTATTTTCTTCAAAAGGAGTTCTAATAGTATTATTGCCCGTAAACTTGGTAGCTATTTTACTGAGGTATGCAGCATATAACCAATAATCTATTTCCTCAGGTAAAAAAGAAGGACAACCAGACATACCGATATTAACGGCATTCTTATCAGCTTCTATTTTAAATGCTATATGTAATTCACTAATATTCATAATTATTTTAAATT